GTGGGTTGATACGGTTAATGGTAATATTGATAGGTATATCGAGCGTTATTTTATTCCGCTTTGTAAGGCTGCTGGTGTTAAAAATCATTGGAACGCACAAAAGAAAGTTTTAAAGATAGAAGATAGCTACATGGATTTTCGTAGCGCGGATAGACCAGAAACGATTGAGGGTTTTGGTTACTCTCGAATATATCTTAATGAGGCTGGTATTATTTTAAACAACGATTACCTATACACAAATTCGATACTACCGATGTTGTTAGATTACGAAAACTCTATGTTGTTTGCGTTTGGTACGCCAAAAGGCAGAGTAAACAAGCATGGTGAGCCACATAGATTCTATACTTTGTGGCAAAATGTCTTGGCTGAACGAGGTAAACCAGATGCTTTATACGCTGGTGAACAATTTTCGTCGTATTCTAATCCACTTTTAAAGCCACAAGACTTGGAAGAATTGGAAAAAGAGATAAGCAAGATGTCGGCAGAGGCAGTACGTCAAGAGATTTACGGTGAATTTGTTGAGCAGAGCGAGGAAATGATGTTTGGTGATGGTGATTTTGGTAGGTTTACGATGGATGCTTTGCGTATAGATGTAGTACAAGGCAAGTTTGGTGCTATTGATGTTGCCGACGAGGGCATGGATAGTTTGTCTTTTCCGATAGGTTATGTGATTGGAAAAAAAATATACATTACGGATTGGTATTTTACTACCGACAATACTGAAATTACTTTGCCAGTATGTGCTGGTCTTACCAGACAACACGATTTGGATTTTCTTGCAATTGAAACTAACAATCATGGTTCGGTTTTTTTTAAGCAAATGTTTCGTACAATTACCAAAACAAAATTGATTGGTGTCCAGCAAAAACAAAATAAGCATAGTCGTATTGTAAATTTTGCTCATTTTATGCGACAACATTTTGTGTTTCGTGAAGATTACGAAGTTGGTAGCCATTACGACAAAGCCATGAAAGAATTATTTGCTTATCGAAAGGATGGTAAAGCAAGGCACGACGATGCACCAGATAGTTTGGCTTTACTATGTGCTTTGGTGCAAGATTTATACCCACATATTTTTCAGTAAAAAACCTTTTTGCGATAATTATAAAAAAAATTTATACATTTGGGGAAATATACAACGTCAAAATTTGTGTTATGTGTATTATTTTGCCGAACAATTTGACGCATCAAAATAAATATGGGTGTAATAGATAGAGTTTTAAGTAATTTTGGGTACACAAGGCTAACAAATGGAACTCATAGATACGAGGTAAAAAAAAATAACGCATCCTATGGCGATGCAGAGTTAATGGAACTGGCGTTAAACAATCCAGTAACTTACGCTTGTATAGAAATTCGTGCAAAATTATTGTCACAAGTAGAGTTTTACATGAAAAACGACAATGGTGATATGTCGCAAGACAATGATATTATTAAATTGCTTAAAAATCCTAATACGTTTCAATCAAAAGAAGATTTCTTAAAGCAATATGAATGGTTTAAAAGCACATACGGTTGGGTATATCAAAAGCCATACGGTGCAGTTGGTTTAAAAGCATCGTCATTATTTAATTTAAATCCAGCGTTTATTGATTTTGAAGATACGTTTGTTAGTCCAATAGCATGGACAGAATCAGATGTCAAGGAATTTAACGCACAGAAATTTGAGTACGACGACCCAAATTCAAAACCAAAAGACATAGAGTTTGGGGATATTTTGCCATTTTACGATACTGGTAACGGTATTGACACGACAGAATACCAAAACAATCCATTGATTTCACCATCAAGGATGTCGGCTATACTAAAATCTATACACAACATTAACGAGGCATTGGATGCTGAAAATGTTATGATAGGCACAAATGGTCGTGAAATATTTTCTGGAGGCTCTGAACGAGGTTTTAATCTTGGTGCAGCTTTGCCAATGGAAAAAGACGACAAAGATAGTATTGAAAGTAATTTAATTAACGATTACGGAATGACTGCGTTAAAAAGACGTAGCATCGCCACTAATCAAAAAGTTGATTGGCAATCGTTACACATAAAATTAAAAGATTTGGGATTACATGAAAGTATTTCTAACAATGCAAATTTGGTTAGAGAGACATTTGAAGTTCCAAACGAGTTATATAAAGCATTTCAAACTGGTAGTACTTATGAAAACCAGAAAGAAAGTTTAATTAGTTTTGTCCAATCTACCATACAACCTATTGCTGATGATTTGGCTCACACTTACAATCAATATTTTGGTTTGGAGAATGAGAAAATTGTAGCAAGTTTTGAGCATCTACCAGTAATGCAACATACTGAAGATAAAAAAGCAGAAAAAGTTTTAAAAATTTCTACTGCGTTCCAAAGATTAATTGCTGGTGGATTAAGTACGGATGAAGCAACAAACTTTTTAGAATTACAAGGTGTAAAATTTAACAATGAATAAAGATAAAACAAACGACAAAAAAATAAGTATTGAAAAAATACAAAGTCTTAAAAACGACAGAATCAAAGTCATGCAAAAAGACGAAGTAGTAAAAAACACTAAAAGAAAAAATTGATTTTCTTGTAAAAAATAAAAGCACTTTAGTAGCACAAAAAATGAACGCTATAAAACACGCAGATGTTTTTGTAGGCGTAGATGAATTATCTGGTGCAACTAACAAAGCAGAAGCAAATAGTGACTTATCGGATAAAGAAAGTTTTACGGTAAAAGCAATTATAAATACAACTAATGTAATGGACAGTCATGGTGACGTTCACATGAAAGGTATTTGGAAAAAGTCACTAAAAGAAAACAAAAGAATAATGCACATCCAAGAACATGAAAGCACAAAGTTTTCATCGATTATTGCTGATGGTGTAGATTTAAAAGCATATACTCAAGCATTTAGCTGGAAAGAATTAGGTTACGACCAAAAAGGATTAACAGAGGCATTGGTGTTTGAAAGTAATGTAAAGAAATCTCGAAATGCTTATATGCATGACCAATACGCAAAAGGATATGTAAATAACCATAGCGTTGGTATGCGATACGTCAAAATGGCTTTGGCTGTAAACGACGATAGCTACGAAGAAGAAAACGCTACATGGGAAAAATATATAGGCGAGGTTGTTAATCGTGAAGATGCAGAGAAACAAGGGTACTTTTGGGCAGTACAAGAAGCGAAAGCTATTGAGGGTTCGGCAGTACCTTTGGGTTCTAATTCTATTACACCAACATTATCTATGAAGCGTGAGCCATCTGATGATACTCACATCGTAGCCGAGAAATCACTACAAGACAAAAAAAATTATTTTATTAATCTCTAAATCATTACAAATGAATTGGAAACAATTTTTAACAGAAAAAAACATTACCGAAGCTGAATTTGCTGAAAAGACAGTAGAGGAAATGGCATCTTTGAGAGGCGAGTACGAAGATTCTCGTATCAAAGAATTGAAAAACGAAATGGAAAAAGCTGCAACAAAAGAAGATGTTGATGCTTTGACTGTAAAATTTGATGCTTTTTTAGATAGTGCTAAAGAAGTGAACGACGAAACAATCAAATCACTAAAAGATTCCTTGAAAGCACAAGGCGAAGAATTGACAAAAATGAAAGAAAACAAGAACAACGTTGTGATGTCAATTGCAGATTCTATTGAAAAGCAATTGCGTGAAACTATCAAAGCGAACAAAAGTGACTTTGAAAAGTTAAAAACCGAAAAAGGTGCAACAATGTCTATGACATTAAAGGCTGCTGGTACGATTTTAACATCGACTAACTTAACGCCAGTTGGAAACAGAATTGCACGAACTGAAACAGACCCAAATACAATTGGATTTGTACGTAGAAATCCTTTTATGCTTGACTTAGTATCTGTGGGTAACACAAATGCAAAAGTATGCTATTGGGTAGAAATGGTAAACGAAGATGGAACTGTTGCAATGACAGCAGAGGGTTCTGCAAAAGCACAAGTTGATTATGATTACGCTGAAGCATCTGCTCAAGTAAGAAAAGCAACTGCTTACATGAAAGCATCTAAAGAAATGTTAGACGACGTTGATAATTTCGTGTCTGACATGAGAGATGATTTAGTTGAGCGTATCAGATTATTTGTTGACAACCAAATCTTAGTTGGAGATGGTACTGGTGAAAACTTGACTGGAATTGCTGCAAACGCAACACCATTTGCTGCTGGAGCATTAGCCGCCTCTGTTGACGATGCTCAAGAAACTGATTGCTTACGTGCTGCAATTGCACAAGTTGTAAGAAATGAATTTTATCCAACTGCGTGTGTAGTACACCCAGATGTAATGGCTAAAATGGATTTAACAAAAGCGACTGATGGTCAATACATTATTCCTCCTTTTAAATCTGCCGATGGTATGGTTATTTCTGGAGTAAGAATTGTATCTAACACAAATGTTGGTGCTGATGCTTTTTACGTTGGAGATTTCACAAAGTACAAAGTAAAAGTAAGAGAGGATATTGACATCCAATTTGGTTATGAAAATGACGATTGGACTAAAAACCTCATTACTCCACTTGCTGAAATGAGATTGGTTGGATATATTCCAGCTAACCACTATGGTGCAATTGTGGATGGTACGTTTACTGCGGCAAAAGCAGCTTTGGAAACACCGTAATTATTAATATTAAACCCTTAAATAGATAAATTATGAGTACCAAAAAGAAAAGAGTTAGTAAGTACAAGGAAACAAACACAGTAATTGTAAAAGACCACAATGGTGTTGAGCATCGTGTTTGGAAAGGTGAAGCAGACATTATTAAAAAGCATTTTGATAAATTAGCAAAAGCTAAAAAAGGTGCAGCGAAAAAAACGACTGAAAAATAAGATACAATGATAATTAATACCTCATATTTTCAACAAGGAGAATTGTATATACCAAATACAAAAAACATCGATGCAAGTAGTGTTGGTGGGGTAAGCAATTCTGCTAAAGCGAAAGTTCAGATAGTAATTGATAGGTACGAGCGAGATTTAATGATTAATGCTTTAGGCGTTACTTTATACAATCAACTTTATACTTTACTTGACGACAATGCGTTGGAAGAACCAGCCAATTCCAAATGGAATTTTTTGGTAGAGGGAGAAGATTATACAAAGGATGGCAAGACTTTGCGTTGGGATGGACTGCGAGGTTACAAGCAACAAAGTCTTGTCGCATCTTATGTTTTTTGTGAATATATGCGTGAAAACGACATGATATACACAACAGTTGGAACAGTTCGTGGCACA